GTGGAGGCTTAAAATCTGGAGATATTTTTAGTGATACAAGATATGCAGCAACTCGACTAGCCGAACTAACTAAGTTAAAAGGCAGTCGATTTTCTATGGAAGAATTTTTTAGATTGTTTTTCCAACAAAGAGCAGAAGTTGTTTATGGTAAAGAGTCTATTTTTATTTTAAATGATTCTGCAAGTGAAATTGGTGTCGAATCTCAAAAATTTATTCAAAATGATGAATTATATCAAACCTTTGGATTACTTATAAAAACAGGAATATCTGTAAATAATTGGAGTGAGTTATATAAAAAATATGTGCATCCAGCTGGATTTTATTTTGCAGGAGAAGTTGTATCTGACGCAGAAGCTAATATGAATATAAGTGCTCCATTGTCTATTGCTGATAGTTCAGATCCAGTCATTATTGGAGAAGCTTCTTTCAATTTTGCAGGATTATTTACGCAAATGACTACATTATATGATTCAAATGGATTTGATATTAGACAATCTAATATCAAAGAGTTGATTGGAGACTATAGTGATATACCAGTTGGAAACTTAGATTTAACATATCATACAGTAAAACAAATAATGGATCCAAATTCATTTACATTTGATGATAGTGCAAGTAGAGGTACTTCTATAACTGCAACACCAGATTTCTCATTAAATGTCGAAACAATGGATAACGATATATTTACTAGAGAGATAACTGATTCATCTTTCTAGTATAAATAACACTAATAATTAGGAAATAAAATGACAAGACAGGATATTAATATAGGAGCTTCAGCTAACGACGGCACAGGCGATACGCTTAGATCTGCTGGTTCTAAAATAAATTCTAATTTTAGAGAACTTTATGTTCAATTTGGCGGAGAAAGTTCGTCATTAAGTACGTTAATTACAATAAAAGATTCTGATGGAACTGGGGCAATTATATTTGAAGGCACTAGTGCAGACGATTTTGAAACTAAGCTAATGGCTACCAATCCAACAACTGTTGATAAAACTATACAGTTGCCTGATGCTACTGGAACAATTGTTTTAAAGGATACAGTTGATAATTTAACTAATAAAACGTTGACTTCACCAGTCCTTGTTACTCCACAAATTAATGATACGTCTAATGATCATCAATATATTTTTATTCCTAGTGAATTATCTGCAGATAGAAATATAACAATTCCAGCTTTGACTAGCGATGATACAATGGTATTTGCTAATAATACTCAAACATTAAATAATAAAACTATTACATCTCCTAAAATTGGCGGAGGAATTACAGATCAAGCTGGTGCAGAAATAATAAAATTCACATCGGTATCAAATGCAGTTAATGAAATAAATGTTTCAAATAATATCACTGCAAATAATCCTATAATATCTGCTGATGGTGATGATACTAATATTAATTTAAAACTTGCTGGTAAAGGAACCGGTTCTGTTGAAGTTGCTAAATTGGCTTTTAGTTCTATATTAATGCAAACATCTGGCGCAGCTCCTGCATCAGCATCATTAATAATAATTGGTTCAAGCTCTGCTATTACAGTATCTGTAGCAGATGGAACTACAATAGGTGAATATAAAATTTTTATAAACGAACAATCAGGTACTGCTACAATTACTCCAGCTACTTTTAATCACGACGCAGTAAATACTGACGATATTACTTTAAATCAATATGATTCAATTACATTAATTTGGTCTGGATCAGCTTGGTATATAACTGGTAATAACAGTGTAGCAACAGTATCATAAAGGAATAAAAAATATGGCTGCAATTATTACAAATACATTTAAGCAACAAATAGCTCAATCGATCTTTGATGAAGTGTATTTTCCAACTGCTTCTAATACGCATAAGTATTATATTGGAATTGGAAAGTCGGAACAATGGGATAGCAACGAAACTGTTCCAAACCCATTAAATTCACCTAGAGAAATTAGAAATTTAAGAGCAGGTTTACAATCTATAAAAGCTACATCTGATTTATCTTTTGTTATTCCAAGATATAATTGGACTTCTGGTTCTATATATCAAGGATATGACGACAATTTTACTGCAATACCTTCTAATAGCTATTATGTACTTACTGAAGACAACCAAGTTTATATATGTTTACAGCAAGGAAGGAGTGCAACTGGAATTATTAACACTTCAACAATAAAACCAACAAAGCCAGTAACTGATGAACTAGCAGCAAAACCTTTTAAAACAGATGATGGATACGTTTGGAAATTTTTATATAGTATTGGCGCAAATAGAGCTAGTACATATTTATCTGCAAACTTTTTACCTATAGAAAAAATATTAGACTCAGATTTATTAGGAAGACCTTTAACTATACTTGAAAATGAGCAACTTTTAATTCAAAATGCAGCTGTTCCAGGACAAATTCTAGGAGTTGCAGTAACAAATGGTGGAACAGGATATACAAGTGCACCTACTGTAACAATTGAAGGCGACGGCGTAAGAGCTGCAGCAACTGCATTTGTTAGTGGAGGAACAGTAGTTAAAATAGAATTAGATTCAAGTGCAGATAGTACGATGACAATGGGCCAAGGTTATAATTTTGCAGGAGTTTCTTTTAATGGCGGAGGCGGCACCGGTGCAGCAGCAAGAGCAATTTTAGGAACAGATAGTGGAATAGGTGCAGATGTCAGAATTGATCTTAAATCTACATCATTAATGTTCAATACAAAACCTGATGGAATTCAAGATAGCGACTTTCTTGTTAATCAAGATTTTAGACAAGTTGCTTTAATAAGAGATCCTAAAGTTGCTGGAGGTGATTCTGATTTTATTGGACCAAGTGGAAAAGTTTTAAGATATTTAACTCTTCAAGCAGACGCAAGTGTTTCATTTAAAGATGTTGTTATTTCTGGATTAACATCTGGAGCACAAGCACACATTGATGATGTTGATGGAACTAAACTTTATTTCCATCAATCAGAACTCACTGGATTTAAATCATTTGTTGAAGGTGAAGTTGTACAAGGCGGAGGAGTTTCAGGAACACTAGTTGCTTCTGGCGTAGATGCAGATACAAATGCTTTTGATGTAGATGATATAGAAAATCTTTCTGGAGACATCATATATATAGAAAATAGAGCACCAGTATTTAGGTCAGCAAACCAAACAGAAGATATAAAAGTTGTGATAACACTTTAAGGAATATAAAATATGTCTACACCACTTACAACCAATGCATTTAGAACAACTTATAAAGATGATTTTGCTGATAGCAGCGGATATCATAAAATACTTTTTAATGCAGGAAAAGCATTACAAGCTCGTGAACTAACACAACTTCAAACTATATTACAAAATCAAATACAAAGATTTGGAGATAATATATTTAAAGAAGGTGCAGTTGTTAAACCAGGTGGCGCAAACGTTAATCCAAAATATGAGTTTATAAAACTAGATACAAGTATAAACACATTACCAGGTGATCCTAATACTTTAGTTGGAACTACTTTTGTTGGAGCAACTTCGTCAATTCAAGCAAAAGTATTAGAAGTATTAGTAGCAGCTAACGGTGATCCAGATACTTTATATGTGCAATACACCAACACTTCATCTGCAACAAATTTTACTAATGTTATAAGAATGAGCGCAGGAGAAAATATATCAAACGGTTCTCAAACTTTAACAGTTCAATCTACAAATACAATTAGCAATCCTGCAACAGGCGTAGGTACTCTAGCAACTTTAGCAGAAGGTATATATTATGCAAGAGGGCATTTTGTTTTTACATCTGGTCAATCTAAAGTTATATCTAGATACACAGATAATCCAAGTGCAAATTTAGGATTTATAGTTGCTGAAGATGTTATAACAGCAAGTGATGATGATAGTTTATACGACAATCAAGGAGCTGCACCTAATTTAACAGCGCCTGGAGCAGATCGTTATAGAATTACGCTTTCTATTGCAATTGAAAGCGAAGTTGATTCAGATCAAAATTTTATTCACGTTGCTACTGTCAAAAATGGTGAAATTTTTAATTCTATATCTGTTAATGATGCTTATAATATTCCTACAGATGTTATAGCTAAAAGAATATATGAGAATTCAGGTGATTACATTGTAAAACCGTTTAATATTAACTTTACACTAGATTCTGAATCTACACATTTATTATTGAATGTAAGTCCTGGTACAGCTGTAGTTGATGGATATAGAGCATCGAGAACATTTCCAACAACATTGAGAATTAGTAAACCTACACAAACTGTAGTTATAGAAAACGCAGCAACTCCAGTTGATTACGAAAACTCGGTTATAGTGAATTCTAATGATTCATCAACAAATAATGTACCAAATTTAAGCCAATATCCAATAATGGATTTACAAACTGTAACTAATTACGGCGGTGGATCTAATGCTAAAATTGGAACTGCTCGAGTCAAAGCTGTTAATCATTACGATAATAAATTAAAATATCATTTATTTGATATTCAATTAGAAGCAGGCCAAGCTTTTAGAAACGTTAAAAGTATAGGTATAGATTCAAATACATGGTTTAATCCAGAATTAGAAAACGGCAAAGCTGTTATAAATGATCCATTTAATAGTACTTCTTTATATCCTGTATCTAGGCCTCGCCCTAAATCAATAACAGATATATCATTTACGGTTCAACGTAGATTTACTTCAACTACAGATGGAACAGGACAAGCGTCAATAAATTTATCAGCTGGCGGAGAAACATTTACAAACGTAAATGATTGGATTATAAGCAGTAACGACGGTATATATCATCCTAGTAGTTTGTATAGTAATCCTTCAATTTCTGGAAATGGAACGACATCTTCAACAATAACAGGATTACAAGCTAATAAAGCTATTACTATTTTAGCTTACGTCAATAAAAGCACTCCTACAATTAAAACTAAAACACTTACTACAAGAACACAGGTTTTACCTGGTGGTACTACACTAAACTTAGATAAAGCTGATATATTCGATATTACTGAAATAATAAAAGCTGGTGATTCAACGACAATTCGAACTAATGATTTTGTTTTAGATAACGGTCAAAGAGACAATTATTATGCACTTGGTAAATTAAATTTAGCAACAGGTCTTTCAATTCCAGACAGTTGTCAAGTTAAGTATCGATATTTTGAACATGGCGTGGCTGGAGACCTTTTTGCAGTTAATTCATACACTGGACAAGTTACTTATGATAAGATACCAAGATATAGACAATCTAATGGAAGATTTGTTGAATTAAGAAACTTTTTAGATTTTAGATCTGTTGTTCATTCTGATGGAACATTCAATGGCGCTAATGCAAGAGTTATTGAACAACCACAACCAGGCAGCATTGTTACAAGTGATAATGAACATTATTTGTCTCAAAGAGGAAAACTATTAATTAACAGAGAAGGCATTATTACATTTGTTGCAGGCAGCTCAGCATTTGATCCTAAACCGCCCATAAAACCAGATCAAACTCTCCCACTA